GCGCAGTTGGTCTTGAATCGTGCGAGCAGTCTTGATGAACGATTCAGCAACCGTCGCCGTATCTTGCGCCGTTCCCATCGCCATATCATCAACAGCGATAATCACCTCTTCGGTCGCAACCTTGATTTTCTGCCCCATATTCATCGCCGAGTTACCGATAGCGAAGAAAGTTTGCGCGAGGCCTACGACCGCGAACACCTTGCCGACCGCCATCACAGCCTGACCAACCTTCGTCAGTTGGCCTTCCGCGTCCTTCAACGCGAGAACCGCTTTCACGGTGTCTATCGCCATCAACTTCTGATAGGTCGTGTAAATCTTCGTGACCGCCGCTACCGCGACGATTGCCGCCGACAGCGTTGCGAGAACCCCGGCGAGAGCCAAGAACGCGGTGCGGTTATTCTGCGCGAATGTCGCCAGCGACGAGAACACAGGCACGATGGCTTCCACAACAGGAAGCAACGCGACACCGAAACTCTCTTGAAGTTCCCCGACCTGATTCTTCAACCGCGTGAGTTGCCCGGCCGTAGTCTCACCCATCGCCTCTGCGGAACCGCCGAATGTCTCCGTCAGTTCCTTGAAGATTTGGTCAAGGCTCTGGCCTTCCTTGATGTTGTCGCGCAACATCGGGCTGAGCATCTGTAGTGCGCGGTAGTTCCCTGTGTGGGCGCGAGCCAACGCTGAAGAAACTTCAACGAGGCCTTGCCCTGTCGCCGCCGAGATATCCATCGCCAACCTGAGCGACGATTGCGCGGTGCTGAGGTCACCTGTAGTACGCACCAACGCTTCCAGCGCCGGGCGCATCTCGCTATCCGTGAAGGTTGAAGAAGCCGCGAGGCTCGCGATGTATTCCTCGTTCGCCGTAATCTGCGCGGTCGTCGCATCCGTAGTGTTGCGGATGGTGAGCGCGAGTTTCTCCTGCTCTTGCTGGTCTGCTATCGCCGCTTTGACCGCGAACCCTGCCGCCGCCGCAAGCCCGGCGAGAGCCGCCGCCGCAGGAATGGCGGCCTTCTGAATCGCAAACTGAGCCTTCTGACTCGTCGTCTCCAGCGTCTTGAACTCTTCAATCGCTTTCTTGATGCCTGAGCCATCAAACGCTGAAATGATATCTACGCCAAGTGCCATACCTATTCAGCCTTACCCTGAACGAGCCGTGCGCGGATACGCGAGTTCTGCGCCTTGATACTCAACGCCACCGACTTCTCAATCAACGGCAGATGCTTCTTCGTGTACGGGAACATAATGCGCGAACGGAAGCCGTTACCACGCGACTTCGTGCGCAGATGCTTATCAAGGTTCTGAATGAACCTGTCACCCTTCGCGTTCTTCATCGCGGAACCTGCGACATCATAGACCTGACCGCCAGCGTTCATCTGTTGTAGTCGCAAGATACCGACCGTATTCACATTCGCCACCGGGTTACTCTTGATACGCGGCACTACGGCCTTCACACCGCGACGGACATTCATCGGGCTGTATGGCGGCATACGAGCCGCGCCACGCCTACGGCCTTTCTCGCGCCAGAACTCAAGAGGCGGCTTACCGGGGAACGCTGTACCTACGGCGGTAGCGATAGGTGCGGCCGAGTTCACCAAATTCTTCGTGACTTCCTTGTACAAATCCTTATCGTATGAACGAAGTTCACGAAGCAAGGCGTTCAGCATCGTCGCGTCTACGACGATATTGAAGTGATACGCGCTTGAAGGAACCGCCATAACTGTTTATCTTACTCTCATCTGCGTTTCGCTCTATCGGCTCGCCACTGTAGATACGCGAACATCGTCGCAATCATTTCATCTCCTGCCTCTAGCAGAAGTTGTGGTGCGATTCCTGTTTCAACAGCAAGCCCGGCGATTTGCCAATGCGCCGAATCGCGGTCAGGCGCTAACTGTTCGCTTTTGGGTCGTCGCGCACCTCTACGGCTTCAACCGTTGAAACCCAATCAGGCTCAAACTTCAGAGTCGTGGAACCGCGCCGCTTCTCGCTGTGCCACGCGAGCCACGCGAGGTCAGTGAGTTGCATATCGGCCTCAAGTTTCACGACGCTACGGCGGCGTTCTTTCTCAAAGGCGATGAAGTCAGGGAACATCGCATCAACATTGGCGGTCTGGCCGTTGATGAACTTGACTTTCAATTCAATCTTCATATCCGTACCCTTCCTTTAGTTATGAGAGATTATCAGGAGGTCGTCTTGACGAGCGTTCCACCTGTGAAGGTCAAGGTGATTGGCGAAGTCGCGCCGACATCGCTGGCCGCAATCGGCGTGTGCGAAGCGAGGAATGCGCCTGTGATGGTGTACAGAGGATTGTCTGCGGCGGTCGCTTGCGCGCCGGGTCGCACCGTGACGGTTGTGGTCGTGCCGACCAATGGGAAAATGGTGGCTTCAACTTCGTTCGCGGCGAAGTCCTGATACAGCGTCACTTCCAGCGTGTTGTTCTGGATGCCGCCGACGAACGCACGATTGCCGCCCATCACGGTCGCATCCTGCTGTTCAATCTCGTAGGTCAGCGTCACAGCGTTCATACGGTCGCTCAGATTGACACCGTTCACCGTGAAATCAACATTCTTGAAAGCGATGATTGCCATAACTAATCCTGTTCTTTGGGTTGTTCTTTCTTGCTGACCTTGCTACCGATTTCAGCGATGTGGCCGCCTTCAAGTAGCGCCTCTACATTAGCATCCGCGAGGTCACTTTCGCTCACGGTTGAACCTGCCGGGTGATTCGCAAGACGCGAAGAAACGACTTTGAACTGTTTCATATCCGACATACTAGCCGTTCACAGTCACTTGTGTCGCGATTTGTAGAAACTCCGCATCACCCTGCTGAAGTGCCGTGATATCTGTAGAGGAAGCAACCGTAAGGCTCTGAGCCACCCCACCGAGCGTCTCATCCGCCTCAATAGCGGCACGAAGCGACTTCGCCCCGGAGAACGCCAGATAGTCGTCAATCTCCGCATTGGCGCGGTCATCAGTCCACCTACCCACAATCACATACACGACGCAGTCATAGACCACTAGGCCGCCAGCGAAAGCCCGGTGATAGTTCACCTGCGTAATCACAGGGTACGCGAGAGGCGGAAGCACATTCGCAGGCTGATAGTTGAAGGTTCGCAGGCCGCTGATTGTCGCGAGCCTGTTCTTCAACCCGGTCAAGACCTGCGAAGCGGTAGCCGCCATCAGGCGATACCCATCTTGCGGTACTGATTCAAGAAGTCGCGCACATCAGGGTCTACGGCTCGCACCTGAAGCGCCATATCACCGAACCCGACTACGCCTAGCGCCGCGTTGTATCTTGCGAAGCCGCGCATAGACAGCAAGACGCAAGCCTCACGCACATCGTCAGGCAACGCAGGGTAACCCCACACGCCAGCCACCTGAACACCGGGGAGAGGCGGAACGGTGAACATCGGGAAGGTCTTACCGCCCACAGCCGTGATACGGAAGTATGGGATACCGAGAAGGTTCGCGTCATACGGCTCAATCGCGTAATCCGTATTCGCTGTCCAGACAGTCTCAAAGGTTCCGTCACCGTCATCATCGGTGCTGAGCGTCGTGATTGAAACGAGGTCATCACGCAAGAACACCGTCATATCGTCACGAGCGAACATCTTCACGGTCGCGTTCTGCGTGTAGAAGTACCTACCGCAGTAACCGTCAATACGACGAGACGCGGCCTCAATACAGTTCTCAAGAAGCGTGTTATCCGTGTTATCGGTAATCCGCAACGCGGCCTTGAGTTCAGCGAGCGTACAGTAGCCGTTAGCGATAGCCATCAACGGCTCTCAATCTTCTTGCGCCGCTTGCCTTTCGTGGCTGTCGCCTTCTCAACTTCAGGTTCAACTGCGGCGAGTTCACGCTCACCCATAGTCGCCAGCACTTCATCAACTGCGGCGACACGATTGTGGAGACCGCGAGCCAAATACGCGGCGCGTTCCTGCTTCAGCGTGTGAATGAGTGCGGCTCGCTTATCCATAAATACCTCCGACCAAGAAAGACTATCCCAGCGCGGCGACCCCACCATCGTTAGGTGAGGCCGCCGCGTGAAGGGGAGTCAGTTAGAAGGTCGGTGCCGCGAGGCCAGTGCCGATGATTTCAGCCCACGACTTCGGGTAACGGCGAACCGTCACGGCCGAGTAACCGTAGACAATCATCTGGACATCAAGTTCCGCACCCTTCGGCTGTTCAAAGCGGAGCATCATCGGAGAGCCATCGCCCTCTTCCCACAGGTGGAGTTCCTGCGTGTTGCCGATGTAGACCGCGTCTTGGTCGGTGTTGAGCGTGGTCGGAACATTCGCGTCCGTGAGGACAGGAAGCCCGGCGATGCTGTAGCCGCTGTTGCCGTAGACGACCGAGGAAGAGCCAGTCGCGACTGCGTTGAATGGGCCATTCGGCGTCGGAACCGCGAGTGGGCGGTTGCTGCTGTCAAGCGCGGCGAGAATCCACGCGAGACGACGAGGGTGCATCACGATGATGTTCGGACCAGCGAAGAACGAGGTCTGAATCTTCTGGATGGCATCCAACAGTTTCGGATAGAACTCGCCAACGGTCGGGGAGGCATCCGTGTAGGTCACGGTGTTGCCGTTGCCAACTTTGACTTCGTCCACGACCGCCGCATCAAGCGTGGTGTGGTACGCCGAGACGAGGTCTGCCATCACGAGGGCATCAACCCCGGTGCCGCGCTCAAGAGCCTGACGCGATACATTCTGCTGACCTGCGTAGGTCTTGACATCAATCGTCAAGAGCGTGTCGTCCATATTGGTCTCGGACACGGCCGCACCTTCAGTCTGCGCGGCGACCGACGAACCTGTCGTGACGCGCGAGATGTTGAGGGTCAGACCCGAAGCCGGGAGAGCGTGCTTGCGAGCGGCATCAGCGAGAGGCCTGCCAGCGCGAGCGAACGGTGCGGCGAGGTCGGTGAGGTACTGCGGCACGACGAGGCCAGCGAAGTTTGCGCTGGTCACATCACGACGCTCTACGCGCTCTTCGGCCATATGGCGCGAGAGACGCTCACGAGCCTCAAAGTCACCGTTGAACTGTGCCGCGTAAGCGTCACGCACGAACGAGTGCTTGCTGTCTGCCGAGTAGGTGCGCGGCTCGGCCTTCACCGAGGTCACAGCCGACTCAATCTTGGTGGCGGCGCGAGCCTCGGCCGCTTTGGCCTGACGCTCTTCCAACTCTTCGTGGCGCTTGATTTGCTCATCAAGGTCGCGCACTTCATCCAACTTGGCGGCGATTGCCTTGTCCTCGTCGGCGGTCAGGTCGCGCTTCTCCGTCTGTGCGGCGGCGACGAAGCCATCGGCGTCTGCGAGCAGAGCCGAACGCTTCTCTTTGAGTGTGTCCGAATACTTCATTTGGGTATCTCCCGGTGAGTAGTTGCTTTGGACAGTGGTGGCTTGAAGTGTGTTAGCGGCT